TCAGAACGGCAGGTCTTCTTCCTCCTCTCCGTCAAGTTCCTGTGCGCCTTCGCGAGGTTCCTCCGCCGGCGCCGGCCCTGCGACCATCAGGTCGACCGGGATCAACTGCACCATCTCGCGGGCCTTCTCGACGGTGCAGGTCAGCCAGCGATCGAAGTCGCGCTCCTCAATGGCGACCACCGAGCGTTTGTCCTGTACCTCGAGCGGCTTCTTCGTCTTCTTGTCGACCTCGGGCTTGTGCATCCTGGACATGATTGGGTGGAGGTTCGCATTCACGGTGAGCATCGTGTAGCTCTCCCACATGATTTCAGTCTCGTAGTCCAGCCAGTTGGCCCAGAGGCCCGCCAGCCCCCAGGGCCGACCGTCAGTGCGACGAAACGTCCACCATTCGTTCCGACCGGACTCCCAGCATGGTTCATCAAAACTGTTGGCCGGGATGATGCAGCGGCGCCCGTTCGCCCAGGCGTCCTTAAACGCCGGCTTCTTTTCGATGCCAGCATGCCGAGCGTTGAACGTTGATAGGCGGATACCCTTCGTCTCGCCCTTGCGCGGCTTGGTCTGCGGGATGTGGCTCGGCGAGAACGCTGGAATCAATCCCCACTGCCCCACCACCAGCTCGCGCTCGTACTCGGTCACGTCGCGCGCGCGGCGCATGAACGGGCCTTTGTAGAGCGGGCGCATGCTGCGCAGCCATCGGTCAGCAGTGCGTGCACCGATGTACCAGGCCGCCTCGATCTCACGGTCCTCGGGAGAGATGTAACGGGTGCACATGCCCGACATTCTGCGTCTGGAATCCTGTTGACGTCCGGAATCCTGAGGAAGATACTGTATTTTCATACAGTATTTCTTAGGAGCTAAAGATGGCTGAAATCACCCCGCAATCGACCCGCGACGCTTGGGCCTCCACCTTCGCATCTGAGTGGATGATCCTCGCCGAAGGCTGCGGCAGCTACGAGGACCTGTATCGCCAGGGCCTTGCGCTTCACCGCGTGGTCGGCGACCAACCCGCCGAGAAGGTCGCGGCCACGCACTTCAAAAACTGCCCCGAGCCAGAGCAGCTCGTTCGCGACCCTCTCGGCACCTTCACAACGCTGGCCATGTATGCCGACATCATCATGCGCGGCGATAAGCTGGACGCGAAGCTGCAGGACTTCGCCTTTGAAGTCGTTGATCTTTGCGCATCCACTGCTGACGAATTCGGCCATCCCCAAAAAGGCAATGCTGGTGATCGCATCCGAGCACTCTACGGACGCCTTCCCCGCCGGCCGTGAGCACCGAGTCGCCCAATGGAGATCGAGGCCGAACTAGTGGATATGGCGCGCAGGGCTGGCGAGCTCGGCCCTGCCGATCTGATGCGCCCTACCCTGCGTGATTTCGCCGACCAGGTGGCCGGGCGCTGTGCGCGGATCGGTGATCTGTATGGCGACTGGGACCGCAATGCTGGCGACCACATCCGCGCCGTGCTTTACAGCACTCCTTCGACCCCACCTCAAGCCCACAAGGACGAAGGCCATGAACCAGAGTGAGCTTTTCAGCACGCCGCAACTGCCACCCGTGCAGCAAGCCGCCCCTTCTCGCGCGAAGCCAATTCGAGTCACCCCACCCGACTTTGGAGCGGAGGACTTCGCCGTGCAGAACTCCTACACCGTGCGTCTCGCTGACTACCCTCACGAAGGCGCAGATGCGGTGAAAGTCGCAATGCAGCGTTTTCGACTGGAGCTGGACCGGCACCTCGGCGGTGATGTCTTGCGAGCGATGCGCGCCTACCAGAATGTGACGGAGTCGAGCCAAGGTGAACTCGTGAAGGACGAAGTCATCTTGGCCACCCGGTGGGCCAAAGCCTACGACGCGGCCAGAGTCGCGGGTTGCCGAGACCTGGGCGACACGCTCGAGGCGTACTTTGAAGTCCGGCCAATCTGACGTTTTCTATTCACCGTGCTCTGCGACGTTTACATCCTCTACCAGTCCAACGAACCGCGCCTCGAAGCGGAGGTGAAGACACACCCAGTTCGCGGGTGGCTTTGCTATGGAGATGCGGGGCGAAGCTATCCGCACGACGAAGCACATCTCTATCGAAGCCGAACAGATGCGACCGAGGTGATTCCCTTCGTGGACTTTGCGCGAGTGAGAAAAATCAAGCGCGGCGGTCTGCGCATCGAAGGCATGCAGCGACACAACTACAACGATTATTGGAAGCAGGCTTGGTGGTGTCTTCCGGTATGCCAAGAACAGCCGAGCCAGCACGAAGAGCAATCAGACGTGCGCTACGAAGCCATCCGGGCCGCCGTCGTGCAGGTCAACGCTACTGGCCCGGCATGCGCGCTCGACGCGTCCCGTTTGAAGCGGCCCGCCTGATCGCGACAATCTCCCCATGAGCCAAGCCAAATTCTTCCCCACTGAAATCACCACCCTCTACACGCCGGCCTGGTACTGCGACAAGGTTCGAGAGGAGCGCGAATTGCCGCTGGCGCCGGGCGAGTACAAGGTCACACCGGGTGAGCGCTGGACGGTCATCTCGCTGAAGACGAACGAGGTGATCTACAACGGGATCGGACCCGTCGAGATCCTGCGCGAGCACGCGCGGATTTGACGCGATGGCAACCCTCTACCTCACGATGACCGAAAAACTCTCCGCGCACTGGAGAGCCAACAACAACGCTTATCCGCAGAAGTTCGTGCTGAGTCCAGCACTGCGCGACCAGTATCTGCACTCCATGAGCCTCGTCACGAGCAACCATGGCAGGACGATCACCATGCCCGAAAAGCATATGGGCGTGCGTATCGAGATCGATGAGCATTCACCAGGCGTGATGGTGGCCGCCGATGGCACCGAGGTCGCGTTGCAGTAAAAGTGTGACGCCCTCCCCCGCTGGGGCCCCCGGCAACACAGGAACGCCATGGCCATCGCCAGCAGCCCGCTTCAGCGGGCTTTTTTTCGCCCAAAGCTTGCGCACCAGATCCGGCCGTCGCACTGCCGTCCATTTAGTCGCTCCAGAATTCCGGGGAGGGGTCGGGAAAAGCCTGATCTTCCTAACCGACTACCCCAAACACCCAACAGAGCCTTTATCCATGCGGGTTTCAGCACTTCTGACAAACCTGATTTTTTCCTAACCTAAACCTAACCAGATCAGGGTGCCGCGCTCTGACTTTTGAAAAACCAAAACTCCATACAAATCAACAACTTACAAGAAAATCAGGGTTGTAGTTAGGTCAAATTAGGGTGAGGCCTAACCTGTCCGGCGCTAGGCGCCATGCGAGTTCGCGGCCGATTTCGCCACCCAGATTAGGAAATCAGGCTTTCCCCGAACCAAAACTGGAATTGCCCCTCGGCGTTGCTCCCCCTCGACACCTGTCAATCGGCCCACGTTGCGTCCTCAAAGCCCGTCATTTCACGCCGCCGCCGAAGCGGCGGCGGCGGGCCGCCATGCGGCATTGCGCTTGGCCGCACGCTGCTTCGACCGACCCGACGAAAGAGACCCATTTAGCGGGCAGGCGTGGCGGGGTCAAGACCGCGCGCCGGGCGGCAGAGTCGTCCGTGGCCCTGGGGCCGGCCGACCTCAGGCGTAAGTGGGCCATGTTGAGCCGTAGCAGGGCCACAGGCAGCATGAAACGATCAGGGGGAAGGAGTGCGCACCCCCGCGCGAGGGTCGCGCTTACGGGTCTCTGATACAGCGGGCGCAAGCGATCACGCGCAGGTCAGAAGTTGGTGATGAGCAGCTCGCACGACTTCGAACGGTTCTAGGCCGAGCCGACCGAGTCGGCGATGGACAGCGGGTCCAGCTTCGGCCCAGCGAAGGTTTGGCGCATCTCGGGAATGTCGTTCGCGCTGAGGACGACTTTCCCCTTTATCGTCGTCATCGGCTCGGCCATGCGACCGTACTGCTCGAACTTTGGGTTGCGCTGGACTTCCCTAGCCGCGATGTGAGGCGTCAGGCTGGACAATATCTGCATCTATTGGATACCGAGGAGAAACTGCAGATGGACCAAAACGAGGCCACAAATCTACTTGATGAAATCAAGGCTCGCTGCAAAACAGCGAAGATCACATTTAAGGATGAATCATCAATCGACGACGACGATATCCGTATTGACTTCACTTTGCATATGCCGCAGGGGCGAGAAACCCGAGATGTCTACATCCTTGATGACGACGATTTAAGAATTCTTGCCCAAAGCAATTTCGAGCAATTTGTTCTTTTAGAAGACTATTCCGCGAGCATCAATTACACCGAAGGGGTAATAGAAGCACTCCTTACCATACCCACTCCGAATTCCCCGTTTTTAACCAGGCGCGCCATTTTGCGCCGACTTGGATTTTCAGATCCATCGCTTAAAGAATTGCCTTCAATAAAGCTGAAATCAAAGATATTTGGAGTGCCTGAGGTTTTACTTGGAAGCAGCACAGAGATAGTTCGACTTCTGACTCATGCAACCGACACATTTGAGTTAAGCTTATTTATTAAATCAGCCACAATTAAGACGCATGATGATGCCATCAGATGGCTAGAGCAAGTGTCGAATTCGCTACTTTTTGATATTGATATTGAGCGCTCAATTCATATTTCGCTCTTAAGACGTAGGCCCCCACGGCGTCGCCGGCCCCCATTGCCAACGGACGACGCGCTTCGCTACCCCACAAATGAGTACGACGGACCCGCAATGTCACTCTACTGGTACGCGCGCTCTGCAGAGCACATGCCACTACTGCAGTTTCTAGCCTTCTATCAGTCAATAGAGTACTACTACTCTCGATATTTCAACTTAGAACTTGGAAAAAGGGTGCGTTCAATCCTGAAAAACCCTGCATTCCGCGTTGAACGCGATGGTGATGTTGCAAGAATTGTCAACATACTCAGAGATTCGGGAAGATCCGGCATTTCCGAGCGGGATCAGCTCAAAGCGACAATAAAAGAATGCATATCTTCGCAAGAAATTGAGGACTTCATTACCGTTCGCAATGATCGAGTTGAATTTTTTAAGGCCAAATCCAAAGGAATCTCATCCAACACAATTAATACTCAAAATCGCCAAACTGATTTAACAACGCAAATTGCCGACAGAATTTATGAGATACGGTGCAAAATCGTGCATATCAAAGGCGAGCATGAAGACGGCGAAGTCGAATTGCTTCTACCATACTCCAAAGAAGCCGGCAAGCTAACCCACGATGTCGATCTTGTACAATTCGTGGCACAAAAGGTGATTATTGCGTCATCTAAACCTTTTGTTTTTGAATTTGCGATAGAGACGGAATAATCGCTTAGTGATGGTGCGTCTTTTAAGAGACAGAGTACCGCCTGCAAAAGCGTCCGGCACTCTGCTCGCACTACCTAAAAGTTGGTGATAACTAGTTCGCGCGAGGGCGAGCGGTTTTCGGACGAGCCGACCGAGTAGATGATCGACAGCGGGCGCAGCTTCAGCCCGGCGAAGGCCTGGCGCATCTCGGGAATGTCGTTCACGCTGACGACTGCCCTCCCCTTCATCGTCTTAAGCAGCTCGGCCATGCGGCCGTACTGCTCGAGCGCGAAGGGCACGTCATAGCCCTCGGTGCCCCAGTAGGGCGGGTCGAGATAGAACAGGGTGTGGCTGCGGTCGTAGCGCTGGACACACGCCGCCCAGTCGAGCCGCTCGATGGTGACCTGGTGCAGCCGCAGATGCACCGCGCTCAGATCCTCTTCCATCCGCAGCAGGTTCATCCGTCCGGGCGACGAAGTCGCGGTCCCGAACGTGCGCCCCTCGACCTTGGCACCAAACGAATGCTTCTGTAGGTAGAAGAACCTCGCGGCGCGCTGGATGTCGGTTAGCGTAGCCGGCGGCGTCTCCTTGAGCCAACCGAAGATCTCGCGGCTCGTGAGCGCCCACCGGAAGTGCCGCATGAACTCGTCGAGATGGTGCTGCACTACGCGGTACAGGTTCACGAGGTCGCTGTTGACGTCGTTCAACACCTCGACCTTCGCCGGCTCCTTTAGGAAGAAGAGCGCCGCCGCGCCCGCGAAGGGCTCGACGTAGCACGTGTGCTCCGGGAACAGGGGAAGGATGTGCTTGGCGAGGCGGCGCTTACCGCCGATCCACGGCACCAGAGGTTTCGCTGAAATTTCCATTTGTGCAAGCCTTTGACACTAAGAATTACTGATAGGCTTGGCCCACTCTGTACAGGGTGGCGGGCCTCGCCGGCTTGCAGGCTCGTTCTGCATTTCGGGGCTTGAACAGGTGCTCCAACACCTGATCAGGTCGCCCGTCTTTTTTGTGATTCAGGGCGCGGCCGTCGCCTCGCCCGTGGGCACCTCGTAGTCGGTGAACCGCACGACCTCGTCGCCGATCCACGCGTTGATCTCCTTGAACCGGTCCTGCAGCGGCTTGATCTCGTTGCGCGCAAAGACCTGGGCGGCCGGCAACACGGCGCCGAAGCCACCGGTGTTGCTCGGAACGATGCCCAGCAGCTGGGGCGGGATGCGATGCGCGGCTAGCACGTCATCGCGGCTGACGTTCTTGATGTTGAAGAAGTCGTCTTTCGCGGCCACCTCGCTGACCGGGATCAGCTGCACGCCATCCTTCTTACCGTTGGGCGAGTAAAGGAACAGGTTGCGGAAGTTGCCCGGCCCCTTGCTTTCCTTCAGCGCTGTGCGCATCGCGTCCACGTCTTCCTGCTGCTGGGCCGGGTCGCTGATGTACAGGATGAAGCCCGCGTGGCTGCCGTTGTTGTAGTAGCGCCGGCGGAACAGCGTGGCCGACTCGTTGAGCCAGGCCGACTGCAGCGCGCTCAGGTATTCGGGCAGGCCATACACCTCCTGATTGATGTCGGCCTCACGCATGTGGAAGATGCTGCCGGGCTTGAACTCGTGCTCTTCCTTCCAGCCGCGCACGAAGAAGTAGCTTTCAAGGTCGGCGCCGCGGCGCACGTATTTCGCGAGCGCGTGCGTCAACCCCACCGGCCGGCGCGTGAGCGAGTCCCGTCGCTCGACATAGGAGTTGCCAAAGGTGAGGTAGTCCAGCGCATAGGCGCTGAAGGTCGCCCGGTCCATCAGCTTGTGCGGTACGAAGGTGCTCAGCAGGATGTTGCGCTTGAAGAAGATCGAGCTGCTGTGGTGCGTGCTCGCGCGGAAGGACTTCGCCAGACCGTCCCAGCTCACCGGCGGCTCGTACCACCGGCCATTCATCCAGCATTCGATGTAGTCGAGGATCTCGCGCCGGTCCATCACCGGCGTCGGGTCGCCGAAGGTGAATGCCTCCATGCGGGCCGAGTTGTTGGCAAGCGCTGCTTGTTCCACTACGAAATCTCCATGAAGCCGCTGTTCGCGGAAGTGATGCCTTCGAGCGGCTCGTTGTCGAGGGCGTGCATGCAGGCCCACGCGAGGTCGGCGTGGCCGGTGTCCTCGGTGCGCCCCGCCTCAAAGGTGATGTTTCGGCCGCTGGCCGTGAGGGTCTTGCGGATAGCAAGGAACGCGTGTGCGAGATCGACCCAGCCGGCGTCGAACTCGAGTCGTCCCTTGCTGATCACGCTCTTGGCCTTCAGCACGAGCCGCGTCTTCACCTCGAGCGAGTAGTTGATGGCCTTGGCGGCGGGGAAGAACTTGCTCACCAACTGGTAGACGCCCTGGCCGAGGCCCGTGGTGTCGATGCCGATGAACGCCACGTTGTAGCGTTCGGTGATCTTTCGGATGGCCTCGGCCTGCGCTTCGAAGTCGAGGCCTCGAAACTGGTGCTTCTCCAGCACGCGAAACTTTCCGCCGGGGCGATCAGGCGGCGCAAGCACCACGCAGCCAGCGGTGTCGCCGGTGTGCGACGGGTCGTAGCCCACCCACACTGGCCTGTAGCCGTAGGGCCGGGGCGCCAGTGGCTTATAGACATCGGCCCAGTCCACCCACGAGTCGACCATGCAGGCCTGCAGCTCTGACATCGGGAACACCGACTGGGTGTCGTCGATGAACTCGCACATCAGCAGGTTGGCGAACTCCTGCGGGTTGTACTCGAGGCGCAGCTCGTCGATGTCGAACAGATCGCAGCCTGCGGCCTCTGCGTCGATGATGTTGACGATGTTGCGCCAGACCTTGTCTTCGCCGGTGAAGCCGCCGGCCAGGCGCTCATGCGACAAGTCGATGGCGACGCGTTGATCCTTCGGCCGGTTCTTGTTGAAGTGCGCGCCGCTCCAGCGTGCGTAGGCCTCGTGCTGGATCGAACTGGGAGAGCTGAAGTAGGTCTTGCGCCAGCGCTTGTGCATCGCCATGGCGCTCGCGACCTTGTTGAGCTCCTCGAAGCGATGCGTCCAGAAGAACTCGTCGAAATAGAAATTGCCGTGGTAGCCCTGGGCCGTGCGCGCGTTGGTGCCGAGGAAGTAGATGTGCGCGCCGTTCGGCAAGATCATCGGATCGCCGGTCAGCGTCACACCGCAGGCCTCCTGGGCGAACTGCACGATGTACTGGCGGAAGATGTACGCCTGCGCCTTGCTGGCCGACAGGAAGATCTGGTTGCGCCCGGTCTTCAGTGCGTCCACAAGGGCTTCACGCGCGAAGTACCAGGTCGCGCCGATCTGCCGGCTCTTGAGCACCATGCGCGTGCGCTCGTGCCCGTTGCGGAACCACACCTTCTGATGGCCGAAGAGGGAGTCCTGAAAGGCCTCGTACACCTCGTCGACCTGGTCATCGGTGAAGTGGTTGCGCTGCGGCTTCTTCTTCGGCCCGGCATTGCGCTTGTCGATCTCAGGATTGAGATCCGCTTCCTTGCCGGTCTTCTCGTACTTGTGGACGCGCGCGATGCGCTCGATCTGCCGGCCAAGCAGGTCGATCTCTTTGAAGTCGCCACCGGTCTTCGACTCCTTGCCGATCAGCTGCACGAGACGGGCTTCGAGCGCGCCCTCTACACGTTGGATCGGTTGCGCCTTGTCCCATTGCTCGGCATCCTTCCACCCGTGCACTGTCGTGCGCGGAATTCCAAGGTGTTCCGCGATCGAGGAAATGCGCCAGCCCTGCCAGTAGAGATGCCGGGCCGCACGGCGTTGCTCTGCCACTGGCGCATCAGGCGCCTCGGGCGCTTCGACGACATCGCTGCATGAATCCATGGCGGTGAGGCTATGGGCGCTCGCCTCTCTTCGCGACGCATCCAAGAAGGGTTTCGGTTGTAGATCGCGCATTCACAACCGAATTGCGTTGAGCCTCGCGCGTGCTCGGCCGACCATCAGCGCCATCACTCGTTCAACCTACCCGCACCACACCACCATGGCCCAGAAATCCAAGTTCTTCCGCGTCGCCGTCGAAGGCGCCACCACCGACGGCCGTCGCATCGAGCGCTCGTGGATCGAGCAGATGGGCCGCAACTTCGACCCCCAGAAGTACGGCGCCCGCATTTGGATGGAGCACATTCGCGGCATCTATGCCGACAGCGCGTTCAAGGCATACGGCGATGTCACGGCCACCAAGGCCGAAGAGATCGAGATCGACGGCCAGAAGAAGCTGGCGCTGTTCGCACAGATCGAGCCGCTTCCGTCGCTGGTCGCAATGACCACCAAGGACAAGCAGAAGATCTACACCTCCATCGAGGTCAATCCGAAGTTTGCCGACACCGGCGAGGCCTACCTCGTGGGCCTTGCTGTCACCGACAGCCCCGCCAGCCTGGGCACCGAGGTGCTCAGCTTCGCCGCCAAGAATCCCGACGCCAACCCGTTCAAGAGTCGAAAGACTTCCCCGGAGACGCTGTTCTCCGAGGCGGTCGAGGTCACGCTTGAATTCGAGGACGACGAGGAAGACGACAGGGGCCTGCTGTCGAAGGTGAAGAGCTGGCGCGATTCGTTCTCGAAGAAGTTCACGACCCAGTCGAAGCGACAGGACGCGACCACGGCCGAGCTGATGGGCGCCATCGACGAGATCGGCGACACGCTGCAGGAAGTGGTCGAACTCAGCAGCACCGGCGGCAAGGAACTCACCGCGCTGCAGAAGCGCTTCAACACGCTCGAAACCGAGCACAGGGCGCTGAAGACCAAGTTCGACACCATCGACACGACCGATGCCGGCAAACACTCGCGGCGCCCGCCAGCCACCGGCGGCAATCCGCAGGTGCAGAAGACTGACTGCTAAGACGTCCCGCTCACCGATTCCACACGGCACACACCCGCCCCATCACCCGGAGCCACCATGAGAAACGACACCCGCCTTGTCTATAACCAGCTGATCGAGCGCCTCGGCGAGATCAACAACGTACCCTCCGCGCGCGAACAGTTCGCCGTCGAGCCCACGGTCCAGCAAACGCTGGAGACCAAGATCCAGGAATCGAGCGAGTTCCTTGGCCTGATCAACATCATCGGCGTCGATGAGCTGAAGGGCGAGAAACTCGGCCTGGGCGTCAGCGGCCCCATCGCCAGCCGTACCAATACAGACCAGGCCGACCGTCAGCCGCGCTCGGTCGAAACACTCGACGCGACCGGCTACGAGTGCAAACACACCGACTACGACACGTACATCAAGTACGGAACGCTCGATGCCTGGGCCAAGTTCCCCGATTTTCAGACCAAGGTGCGCGACGTGATCGTCAAGCGGCAGGCTCTGGATCGAATCATGATCGGGTTCAACGGCACCAGCGCCGCAGCCAACACCAACCTCGCTGCGAATCCGCTCCTGCAGGATGTGAACATCGGCTGGCTTCAGCACATCCGCACGGACGCACCTACCCGCGTGATGGATGACGGCGCTGACAACCAGATTCAGGTCGGTGCTGGCGGCGACTACAAAAATCTCGACGCACTGGTGTACGACGCGTACCAGACCCTGCTGGACCCTTGGTATCGCAATGACGGCGGCCTGGTCGCCATCGTTGGGCGCAACCTGATGCACGACAAGCTGTTCCCGCTGGTCAGCAATCCCGACGCCCCCACCGAAATCCTGGCGGCTGACATCGTGCGCAGCCAAGCCCGGCTGGGCGGACTGCCGGGCCTGACCTTGCCCCACTTCCCCGACAACACGGTGCTGGTCACGCGGCTGGACAACCTGTCCATCTACTGGCAGCGCTCCGCACGTCGGCGCAATCTGGTCGACAACCCCAAGCGCAGCCGTATCGAGAACTACGAGTCGAGCAATGACGCGTTCGTGGTCGAGGACTACGGCCTCGCCTGCCTGATCGAGAACATCGACGTACTGGGCTGATCGCCATGCGCCAGACCCCCGCCCAGCGCCACCTGCAGCGCAAGCTCGCCATCGCCGCTTCCGCTGCGGCGCCTGAGGGCGGCGCGCCACAGGGCAGCGCCTACCAACTGATGCTCGCTCAACTGGCTGAGCACCGGCGTGCGCTCAAGGACATCCAGTCCGTCGAGCGCAAGATCGAGGCGAAGCGCGCCTTCCTGCCAATCTACGACGCGTGGATCGATGGCGCCCTGTCCGGCGGCACCGGCGCGCAAGATCAGGTGCTGACCACGGTGCTCGTGTGGCACATCGACGCGGGCACCTACCACCGTGCGATCGAGATCGCGCAGTACGCGGTGGCTCACAACCTGGCACCGCCGGACCAGTACGACCGCAACCTTGCGACCATCCTGATCGACGAGTTCGCAACCGCCGCGCTGACCGGAAAGATGGGGCGGGACGATGCGCGGCAACTGCTGCCGCTGGTGCTCTTCGGCACCAAGGATCTCGACGCACCCGATCAGGCCCGCGCCAAGCTGCACAAGGCCTTCGGCTACGCCGTCATCGGCAAAGCCGGCTCGGCTGACGTGGACTACGACAAGGTGCCCACGGACGATGCGCGCCTGGCGCTGGAGCACCTGCAGCGCGCCCTCAGCCTGTTCGAACAGGTGGGCGTGAAAAAAGACATCGAGCGCCTGGAGCGCCGGCTCAACAAGCCGGAGACGCCACTCGCGCCGTAACCGAGTCCGACCCCGGACCCCGGCGGCTCGGGCTGATTCCTGAAGCTCCTTGACCGGTTTGCCCACGGATGACACCCGACCACCGCCGACCTTTTCTCACCTCGCCATGAACTTCCTCGGCAATCCGCCCTCCCCGACCGCCGCCGAAGAGGCCGTGCTGGCGAACGATGGTTGGTTTCCGGACATCGATCTAGCGAAGCTGCGCGCCACCGCGCGGCTCGACGGCACCGTGACGCCTGACCGGCTGCGCCACAGCGCCATACAGGCCGTGCTCAGCATCAACGCCGAACTGGCGCAGTACAAGATCGCGCAGCTCGTGCTCGGCCGCGCGAAGCTCGAAGACGTGCCAGCGCCCGAGATCGACGGCAAGAGCGCGCAGCTGGCGCGCTACCTGCGCGCCGTCTACAGCTCGGTGCAGGCCGATCTCGTCGAACGCTACCGGGACTACGACACGACGGGCGCCGGCGACAAGGCGGCCGACAAGCTGGAGCTGCGCGCCGATGACCTGCGCCGCGACGTGCGCTGGGCGATTTCTGACTTCCTGTCCATCCGCCGCACCACGGTCGAGCTGATCTGATGCAAGTGCGCACCCAACAGAACGACACCGTCGACCTGCTGTGCTGGCGCTACCTGCAGCGCACGCAGGGGGTGGTGGAGGCCACCCTCCTACTCAACCCCGGGCTCGCTGATCGCGGGCCCATCCTGCCGGCCGGCCTGCTGGTCGAGCTGGCCGAACCCGCCAGCACGACGACACGGCGCACCGTGCAGCTCTGGGACTGAAGACATGCAAGACTGGCTCAAGAAGCTCTTCACCGAACCCCAGACGCTGGGGATCATCGTTTCTAGCGCCCTTGTCGGCCTCTTCGCTGGCCTGGCGCAGGGCGTGGTCGAGAAGCGCCACGGCGGCTGGGGCGGCTTCCTGCGCGCCCTGCTCACCGGTGTATCTGTCGCGGTCTTCGTCGGCCTTGGCATCGAGGGCTTCGTGGCGTCCGAGACGCTGCGCCTAGCCATCGTCGGCGCCTGCGCAGTGGTCAGCGAAGACATCTGGATGGGCCTGCGGTCCGTGGGTGGCGCCATGCGGAACGACCCGCTCGGCTTCGCCGTGCGCCTGCTCGACGCCATTCGCGGGCGCGATCACACGACCCGCACGCCCGGCGGCACCGACTTTGCGCCGCCCACCGACGAAAGGAACAAACCATGATGTGGCTACTTGCCGTGCTGCTCGGACTGGCCGCGCTGCTGCAGTTCGCTGTGCACACTGCACCCGACATCCACGATGCTCCCCTGCGCGGCAAGGCCCGCAGGGTCAAGATCGCCGCGCTGTCGCTGCTGTGCGGCTACTTCGGCTGGGCGGCCTTCCTCGGCCAGCGCGAGCACCCGTGGCTGCTGCTGGCCGTCGCGCTCGCCGCGATTTCGGAGCTGGGCTTCGCCATCAATCGCCTGTTCCCCGGACAGAACAACCGTCTCCATAGGCGAAAGGTTGGTCGGGAGGTCCGTCATGAATGACCAGTTGCGCATGGGCTCGGACGGGCACGAGGTCGCACACTACTTCGAGCAGTGCAGGCTGCTGGCCTACCCTGACCCGGGCTCGGCTCTGTTCAAGGCGCTGAGCGCTGCGGGCATCGATCCCTACCGGCTGACCACGGTGCCGGCGGCGCTCGCGCGCTTCAGCGGCAAGCCTTGGACCATTGGTTGGGGCGACACCGGGCCCGACGTGGTGCCAGGCCTGGTCATCACGCAGGCTGAGGCCGACCAGCGCTATGCGCGGCGCATGGCGGGCGAGTTCGAGCCAGCGGTGCGTCGCGCAGTCACGGTGGACCTCACGCAGCGCCAGTTCGACGCGCTCGTTTCGATCTTCTACAACGCCGGGGTCGAAGCGCTCGCGAAGTCCACGCTCGTGCGCCTACTCAACGCGGGCGACAGGGCTGGCGCCGCGGCGCAGTTCCCTCGCTGGAACATGTCGGGCGGCACTGTGCTGAAGGGCCTGCAGCGCCGCCGCGAGGCTGAGCGCCTGCTGTTCCTTGGCTCGGACCCAAAGCCGGCCATTGCTGCCGCTCTGGCGAAGTTCCCATGAGCTGGCTGATGAAGGCCCTGCCCTACGTGCTCGCGGTGGCGATCTGCGCGGCGTGGACGGGGCTGGTCTACCAGATAAGCGGCAAGGCGCACGACAGCGCCGTGCGGCTGGAGTGGCAGGCCGAGCGCACCGCCAACGCACGCGCGGCCGTCGACGCATTCACGCGCACGCTCGACGCGCAATGGCAGATGACCGAAAGCCTCGCCGCGCGCGACGCTGCCCATGCAAAGGAGATCGAACGTGTTCAAGGCGAAAAAGCTCTTCTTGAGCGTCAGCTTTTTACTGGCGCTGTCCGGGTGTCAGTCCCTACCCGCATCACCACCTGTCCTGCAGGCGGGAATGCAGGTGCCGCCGCTGCCGGCCAGCCTGCACAAGCGCGAGCCGAACTTGACCCAGCGTTTGCGGCAGCTGTGGCAGGAATCACCGGTGAGGGAGACGAAGCCATCTACGACCTCAACGCCTGCATCGACCGCTACAACGAAGTCCGCGAGCGAATCAACGCTCTGACCCGGGCCGGGAGTGCCAGTGCTCAAACCCCATAGCCTGCGCGCGCACCTGACCGCCGCAACGCCCGAGCTGCAGCGTGACCCGGACAAGCTCACCATCTTCATCACCAACGGGCGACTTGTCGCCGCCGGCGCCGCGTCGCTGTCGTTCGTCTACCGCTACACGCTCAAGCTCGTGGTGCTCGACTACAGCAGCCACGCGGACGCGATCTTCGTGCCGCTGCTGGCCTGGCTGCGCACCAATCAGGTCGAGATCTTCGAGAACACCGACCTTCGCGAGAAGAGCCTGCGCTTCGAAGCGGAATACCTCAACAAGGAAACGATGGATCTCTCCATCGAGATCGACCTGACCGAGCGCGTGATCGTCAAGCCCGGGACCGATCCCACTTCGAAGGAAACTGCCAAGCGCTACGACGTGACGCACGCGGCCGAGCCCGCGCACGTCGGCACCGTCACGCAGGCCGAGCGCATCGAGGTGTACTTCGAAGGTCAGCAGCTCGCGGCCTGGGACTTCCCGGCAACGGAGTTCTGAGGTGGCTGACGATCTACGCGCTCTCGCAGACTGGGCAACGCCTCTGCTGTCGCAGCTCACCGCGCCCAAGCGCCGCGCGCTGGCCCGCAAAATCGGCCAGGCGCTGCGCCGCGAACAGGCCGCCCGGATCGCATCGCAGCGCAATCCAGATGGCAGCGCCTACGAGCCTCGCAAGACGACGAACGCCCGTTTGCAGAAAGGCAGCATCCGACGCACCATGTTCGAGAAACTGCGCGCCGCGCGACACCTGCGCGTCGAGGCGGAGGATGACGGCGTGGCGGTGGGCTTCTTCGGGCGCACAGCGCGTATCGCGCGCGTGCATCACGAAGGCCTGCGCGACCTGGTACAGCCCGGCGGGCCAACTTATCAATATCCCGCTCGGGGCCTGCTCGCCATCACCGACACCGACCGCGAGCTCATCCGGGACTTGATCCTTACCGCGCTTGGAGACGACTCCAACACTTCGGCGTGAGAGATCTCTCTAATTGCTGCGCGCTAGTTCAGAACGATGCCGCCGGGCTTCTCAAATGCCAGCGCTTCAGCGTATGCGCGCTTGAAATAGTCAATGTTCTCAGCCAAGGTGAAGTCGACGTGCTTTGCGAGACAGTCCTTGATCTTGTAGGTAAGGCGGAAATGCCCAAAGCGCTCCAAGAATTCGCTCTCCGGAACGTCCTCCATTGCACCGGTGGCGAGAACCCACATCCAAGGCTGAAAGCTTTTGATTTGAGAGAGAGGCACCGAGTCAGACGAACCGACTGCGCCGAAGCCTGTACTTCGAAATTTCAGATCGATACGTCGACCCGTCTGGACACTGGTGATGAAGGCCTCTTCAAGGCATCCAGACCGCCAGTTAAAACGGAAGCGGGCCTGAAAGCCGTGCACTGTGGCGGGATCTTTCCCACCACGGCTGTATCCGATGTATCTATCAAAGTCCCAAGAGGTTCGTTTGAGTGGATGTTTGAAAAGAGCGTCCCAGTACAGGGGAACGATCTTGGGTTCGATCGGCTTTGAAAGAATTAACTTCCAGAATGCCCATAGCGCAACGCAAAACCCCGCAACAGCGACGGTCACCCGAATCGCAAACGGTATCGCGGATAGCTGTGTGAGGACATAGCTGAACAGGCCGAGCGAGAACACGTAGGTAAGGGTCTGCTTCAGCACAAACCCGCTGACCCCCTTAACAAGCCAGCCTGCTGCTTTCATCAGTCGCGCCATATTCCCCTCCTACAACTCGTGTGCTAACGATTCTAGGAGGGTCGAGAGGACACAGAGGATCAGCTGGCCCGGGCCCACAACAGCTTCATCTCCCTTCTAGCTTTTCGGTTGTAGATCGCCCGGACACAACCGATATGGAGTGCGTCGCGCGCGCACGGTCGGCACCATCGACGGCATGTCTGAGAAGGCCCCGTCCACCATCGAGCTCAAGCGCCTGATCGAGAACCTCGTTCGCGCGGGAACAATCATGGCGGTCGACGAACCGGGCTACAAATGCCGCGTCAAGTCTGGCGGCCTCGAGACGAATTGGCTCCGATGGTTCGCACGCCGCGCTGGCAACGTGCGGCATTGGTCACCACCGGTCGTGGGAGAGCAATGCATGGTGTTCTCGCCCGGTGGCGACATGGCGTCGGGCTTTGTGCTCGTGGGCCTCTTCAGCGACAGCATGCCCCCCAATGGCGACAGCGGTGACGTGGAGCGCACCACCTATCCCGATGGCGCCGTCATCGAATACGACCACAGCGCGAGTGCACTGAAGGCCACGCTGCCCGATGGCGGCACCGCTGACATCACCGTGCCCGCCTCGATCACCGTGCATTGCAAGACGGCTGATGTGACGGCCAGCGAGAGCGCGAAGGTGCACTCGCAGGAGATCACCCTCGACGCACCGATGAACATCGTGACCGGCCAGTTGGTCGTGCAGGGCCTGCTCACCTACACGGCCGGCATGGCCGGTTCGGGCAGTGGGCCCGGAGGCAGGACGGCCCAGATCGACGGCGACATGGAGTTCATCAACGGGCACGGCATCACCACCGATGGCGGCGACATCGTTGCAGGCGACATCAGCGTGCTGGGCCACGGTCACATCGAGGAAGACGCCGGCGGTCGAACCTCTGGTGGCGCAGTGCCATGAGCGGGATGAATCGCGTCACAGGCAAGGCGCTCGATGGCATCGACCACCTGCGCCAGAGCATCCCCGACATTCTCGGCACACCGCTGGGCAGCCGAGTCATGCGCCGCAACTATGGCAGCCTCTGGCCCGAGTTGATCGACCACCCGGACAACGGCGCCACCCGCGTGCGCCTGTACGCGGCCACAGCCGGTGCGCTGATGAAGTGGGAGCCTCGCCTGCGCCTGTCACGCGTGCAGATCTTCGGCACCGACACGCCCGGTCAGGTCTTGCTGGATTTGCAGGGCATCTACAGCCCGCCGGGCCAGCGCCGCAGCGTGCTCTCGATGCGCGTCCCCGTACAGGTAGGGGCCGCAGCATGAGCATGGACATGTCGCTGCTGCCGGCGCCGGCGGTGATCGAGGTGCTGGACTTCGAAGTAATCCTCGCGCGGCGTGTTGCTGAGTTTCAAGAGCTGTGCGAACAGGCGGGCTTCGACTACTCACTGCTGCTCGAGTCCGATCCGGCCATGAAGCTGCTGGAAGTGCAGGCCTATCAGGAACTGGAGATGCGCCAGCGCATCAACGATGCCGCGAAGGCATGCATGCTGGCCTATGCGACGAAGACGGACCTCGACAACCTCGGTGCGAACTACCAGGTCTATCGCCTGATCGTTACGCCTGCAGACCCGACTGCGGTGCCTCCAGTGGAGGCAGTCTACGAAGACGATGAGCGCTTCCGCGAACGAATCCAACTCGCGCCCGAGGGGACCACCACGGCCGGGCCCGTCGACAGCTATCGCCTCCACGCGCTCTCCGCCAGTGCGGAAGTGGCAGACGTAGGCATCGACAGCCCGATACCAGGCACCGTGCGCGTTACGGTCCTGTCCACCGATCCGAGCGGCGTTCCCTCCGAAGCGCTGCTCAACACGGTGGGTGGTGCACTCAACGCGGAGAAGATCCGCCCGCTGTGCGACAGCGTGCCGGTGCAAGGGCCGGAGATTTTCGAGACGGTGATCACGGCGAAGGTGTACCGGTATGAAGGCCCGGCTGGCGAGGTGGCACTGGCAAACGGAAAGATCGCGCTGGACAAGTGGCTCCTGAAAATCCGCAAGCTCGGCAAGGGGTTGCCGCACTCCGGCATCGACGCCGCACTGCATCAGCCAGGCGTCGATCGTGTCGAGATCACAGATCCGCCGGCAGACATGCTGTGCACGAAGACCCAATGGGTTCGAGTCACCGCGATCAAAGTGCTCGAGGAGGTGGTCAGTGGCTAGCCTCACCCCCGCGCAACGCTTGCTGCCGCCCAACCGCACGCCGCTGGAACTGGCGCTTGCTGGCACTTCGCCGCTGGATCTGGATACCGATGGCCTTCGGCATCTGTGGACGGCCATGCTTTGCCTCGCGCCGCTGTTGCCGTGGCTTTCGTGGACGCTGTCCGTCGAAGCCTGGCAGGACGCGAAGTCCGACGATGCGAAGCGCGCGCTGATCCTCAACAGCATCGAGATCCACCGCCACAAAGGCACGCCCTGGGCGATTCGCCTGCTGATCCGTTCCCTCGGCTTCGGTGAGGTGAACATCATCGAACGTGTCGGCGGGCGCACCCACAACGGGACGATCCGCCGCGACGGCGTCTATCCGCATGCATCACTTGCGGCTACATGGGCGACCTACATGGTTGCGCTGCAGCGCCCGATCACCAACGCGCAGGCCGAGCGCCTGCGCAAGCTCCTGCCGTCCGTCGCCCCCGCCCGCTGCCATCTGGTTGCGCTGCGGTATGCCGCCGTGGCGAACAGCCACAACGGCGCCACCCGACGCGACGGCGCCTACAACCACGGAAGCGCCTGACATGGCAAACCTCAACGAATCCGACCTCTGGGAAGCCGGGATCTATCAACTGGAGGAGGATGACCCGGTCCTCGGCGGTCCGACTGGCATCGACAACCTGGCACCCCGGCAGCTGGCCAGCCGCACGCGCTACCAGCGCCTGCGCAACATCACGCCGTGGGATGCCACGCTCACCTATCCGGCAAATGTCGCCTATGTCAGCTACGCCGGCACCACGTGGAAGAGCGTGGGCGAGAGCCTCAACGTAGCGCCCGGCGCGGACGCCGCGAAGTGGGTTCGCTGGGCGTTCACTGCGGCCGAGCTCAATGCGGCTCTCGGCGATGCCGTGACCGCGCACGAGGCCAAGGCCAACCCTCATCCGCAGTACGCCACCGATGCCGACTTGGCTGCGCACGTCGCCGATGCCAACCCGCACCCGCAGTACGCCACGGACGCCGATCTGGCAGCGCATGTGGCAGCGGCCGACCCCCATGCCCAGTACATCATGGCCGCCGGCGACGCGATGACCGGCCCGCTCACCCTTGTCGATGCCGGGCAGTTCGACAACAGCGCCAAGGCCGCCAGCACGGCCCACGTGCAGCGCGCGCTGGGCAACTACAGCGGCACGCGGGACATCGCGATCACGGGCGGCACGAACCTCACGGCAGCTGACATGGGCCGCTACATCAGCGTCTCCGCAGCCGGGGTGAATCTGACCCTGCCTGCGGGCAACGCGATCGCAGCCGGTGCGACCTTTGTCCTGGGGCCCTCTCAGCGTTGCGTCATCACTCGCAGCGGCGCGGACGGGATCATGACGCCTGCGGGCTCCGTAGTGACCAGCATGGCCCTGTTTTCCCCGGCCATCGTGACATGGCGCGGCGACATCTGGCACGTCCTCGAACTCCCCATGGGCGGTGATGCCGACGCGGGGGAGGTGTTCTACACGGCGCGCGCGACCCCGCCGGCGGGGTCGATCAAGGCCAATGGCGCTGCGGTGTCGCGCACCACGTACAGCCGCCTCTACACAGCCATCGGCACCACGTTCGGCGTTGGCGATGGCGCGACCACCTTCAACGTACCCAACGCCCGCGGTCTGGTGCTTCGGGGCTTCGACGATGGGCGGGGCATCGACACCGGCCGCGTCCTCGGTACCGAGCAGGAAGGCACCTGGCTGCGCACGATGGCACAGGAGTGGACCGGTGCAGATGGCGTGGCCGGCGGTCCGTATGCCTTCGGCAACCCGTTCGCAAATGCAGACGCCTCCATCTCCAACAGCGGGGGCCCCGGAGGCACAGTGCCCGCCGGCGCCAAGGGCGCTGCTGGCGGCGCATGGCAAGCGGCTGCAAGCGACAACTTCATGCTCGCTACGGCGGCCGTCGACGCAACGGTCGCCAACACCTGGATTCGCTTTCGCATGTCCAACCTGGCACTGATGGCCTGCATCAAGTATTGAAAGCACCTTCATGAACATCAAGACGGTCTATTCGTACGACCCGCAGACACGCTTCTACACAGGCCCCGTCTATCTCGACGACAGCGATCTGTCGCCGCTGGAGCCCGGCGTACACCTGATTCCTGCAGACTGCCTCGAGGAAGCACCGCCCCACATCCCCGATGGATTTCGCGCGAGCGCCGAAGGCACCACTTGGGCTCTGGTCGCCATCCCGGTCGTGGCCCCCCCGGCACCTCCTTCGCTCGACGAGCTGCGCGTCACGCTGACGCAAAAGGCCACCGCGCGCCGTTGGGCCGTGGAAACCGGCGGCATCACGCTGCCCAACGGCGTGAAGGTTCTGACCGGCATCGATGACCAGACCCGGATCACTTCGGCCATCGCGGGCATGGAGGCCGAGGGCTATCCATCTGTGGATTTCAAGGCGGCGTCCGGCTGGGTAGAGCTCACCCTGGACGAATTGCGCGCGCTGCGCGGCTTCGTGGCCGGCCACGTGCGCGCCTGCTATTCGGCGGAGCGGGCACACCACACCGCCATTGGAGCGATCGCCACCGTCGCGGCTGCACAAGCCTACGACCTCACCACGGGCTGGCCCAGCCCCGTCATCACCGTTTCGCCTTCCGCCTGACACCCATTCAACAGGAGCACTCCACCATGGCAACCACCGAATACCACCACGGCGTCCGCGTCTTCGAGGTCAACGAGGGCACCCGTCCCATCCGCGTGATCAGCACCTCCATCATCGGTCTGGTCGCGACCGCACCAGATGCCGACGCGGCCACCTTCCCCCTGAACACGCCTGTCCTCGTGACCAACGTCTACAGCGCCATGGGCAAGGCTGGCACGACGGGCACGCTCAAGAAGACGCTCGAGTACATCGCGGCGCAGGCGCGCCCCTTGACCGTCGTGGTCCGGGTAGAGCCCGGCGCCGACGAAGCGGCCACGACCAGCAATGTCATCGGGACGGTGTTGCCCAGCGGCCAGCGCACGGGCATGAAGGCGCTGCTCTCGGCGCAGGCCAGGCTCGGCATCAAGCCGCGCATCTTGGGCTGCCCCGGCCTCGACACGCAGCCCGTCGCCGCGGCGCTCTCCACGATTGCCAAGAGCCTGCGGGCGATGGCCTACGTCAATGCGTGGGGCTGCGAGACGGTCGAAGAAGCCACGGCGTATCGCCAGCAGTTCGGTGCGCGCGAGCTGATGGTGATCCACCCGGATTTCCTCGCCTGGGACACCGTCGCCAACTCCAACGCACGCGCACCCGCTGTCGGCTTCGCACTCGGCCTGCGCGCGAAGATCGACAACGAGATCGGCTGGCACAAGACCATTTCGAACGTCGCGGTCGATGGTGTCACCGGCATCAGCCAGGACATCTACTGGGATCTGCAAGACCCGGCCACCGATGCGGGCGTGCTCAACGCCGGCGACGTGACCACATTGATCAACCGTGACGGCTACCGCTTCTGGGGTTCGCGCACCTGCAGCGACGATCCGCTGTTCGCCTTCGAGTCCGCCACGCGCACGGCGCAGGTGCTGGCCGACACCATCGCCGAGGCTCATATGTGGGCCAACGACAAGCCGATCCTGCCCGGCTTGGTGAAGGACATTCTCGAAGGCGTCAACAGCAAGTTCCGCTATCTGACGCGTTCGGGCTACCTCGTGGGCGGCAGCGTCTGGGCCGTCGACGGCGAGGTCAACACCGCCGACGAACTGAAGAGCGGCAACCTGATGCTCGACTACGACTTCACGCCGTGCGCGCCTCTCGAAAACCTGATGTTCCGCCAGCGCATCACGGGCCGCTACTACGAGAACTTCGCCGAGCAGGTCGCAAAGGCCTGACCGCATCCACTCGCTGATCAACAGAGGAAAGCACCATGTCCCTCCCCCGCGTACTCAAGAATTTCATCCTGTTCAACGATGGCAACGCCTACCTCGGCGAAGTGCCCGAGGCCACCCCTCCCAAGCTCAGCCGCAAGATGGAGGACTACCGCGCCGGCGGCATGAACGGCCCGGTCGGCATCGATCTCGGCATGGAGGCGCTGGAGTTCGAATGGACCGCCGCCGGCTACATGAAGAGCTTGCTCACCCAGTGGGGCGCCCCCACGCACGACGCCGTGCTGCTGCGGCTGGCCGGCGCCATTCAGGCCGACGACACCGCCGAGGTGCAAGCCTGCGAGATGGTGATGCGCGGCCGTCACAAGGAAATCGACTTCGGTAACGCCAAGGCCGGAGAGAAGACCGAGATCAAGATCAAGTCGTCGCTGAGCTACTACAAGCTGTCCATCGACGGCGAGGTGATCGTGGAGATCGACTTCGTCAACTTCATCGAGGTGGTCGGCGGCGTCGATCGCATGGCACAGATCCGCCGCGCGCTCGGCCTGTTCTGACCTGACCCGGCCGCGCCGGCCGCCGCCGGTGCATCCCTCCCTTTTCCACATCTTTTTTCAGCACCATGAACCTCAACGACACCAACGGCACCGGCGACGGCCAGGAGCCAACCACCACTCCGACCGTCGTTCCCGGCGAAGTCATCCTCGACACGCCCGTCGTGCGCGGCAGCCAGACCATCGCCAAGGTGGTTATCCGCAAGCCGCGCTCCGGCGAGCTGCGCGGCACCTCGCTGTCCGCGCTCATGCAGATGGACGTGATCGCACTGACCATGGTGCTGCCCCGCGTCACGGTTCCTACGCTCACGAAGCCCGAGATCGAGGCGCTCGAGCCAGCCGACCTGGCGCAGCTTGGTGCGGAGATGGTGAATTTTTTGCTGCCGAGGGCGGACCGGATTCCCGCATCCCAGAGCACGTAGAAGACGCAATGGCGGACCTCGCCTTCGTCTTCCACTGGGGCCCCGCCCAGATGGACGACATGACAGTGTCCGACCTGATGCAGTGGCGCGAGCGCGCCCGTGAACGCCACGAACCGCCCAAGTAGACCCATGCGCCACCTCTCCCCCTTCCGCCTGCCACATCCGCGCCTCCTGGCCGCTTCGAAAGGAGGCGCGCATGTCCGGTAGCGGCGATCTGCGCCTGATGGTCATCCTGCAGGCGCTGGACAAGGCCTCTGCGCCTTTCAGGAGAGTGACCGAGAGCAGCAGCAAAGCCGCGAAGGCGCTGCGCGATGCCCGCGACCGCCTCAAGGAACTCAACACCCAGCAGAAGAGTGTCGGCGAGTTCCGCGAGATCCGTGCCGGGCTGCAGGACACCACGGCCAAACTCACCGCCGCACAAGCGCGCGTCAAGCAACTGGCGCAGGGCCTCGGCGCCATGGGGCCGCCCTCCAAGGCAATGATCCGCGACTTTGCCGCGGCGAGGCGCGAGGCGGCCGCGCTGAGCGAGCAGCACCAGCGGCAGGCCACGCGCGTGCAGGCGCTGCGCGACAAGCTCACGGCCGCCGGCATCAGCGCGAGCGCCATGGGCACGCACGAGCGCCAGCTGCGCACCGAGATCTCGGCGACCAACCGCGTCATCGGCGAGCAGCAGGCCAAGCTCAAGCAGCTGGGCGATCGACAGCGCGCCATGCACGCCGCCAAGGCCGATTACCAGAAGGGTCGGCACCTCGGACACAACACCGCAGTCGCCGGCGCCATTGCGGCCGGCTCCGGCTTCGCAGTGCTGCACGGCATGCGCGCGCCGATCGAGGAAAGCAAGAAGTTCGCGACCGAACAGCAGCGCATTGCGGCGCTGGGCCTCGGCGACGCGACCACGGCCGACGCGATCAAGTATGCGAAGGCAATGAAGACCTACGGCACCAGCACCCGCGACAACCTGATGCTGGTGCGCGACGGTCTGACGGTGTTCGCAGACCTCCATCACGCCGAGATGGTTGCGCCCACGTTGGCAAAGATGAAGTTCGCCAACGAAGCGATCTACGGCGAAGAGCAAGGCCACGAGAACGAGAAGAAGTTCATGGACATGCTCAAGGTCATCGAGCTGCGCGGCGGCCTGGCGAACGAGAAGGTGTTCAAGGATCAGGCCGACAAGATCCAGCGCGTGATCACGGCCACGGGCGGGCGCGTGCAGGGCGAAGAGTGGCTCAACGTCATCAAGACTGGCGGCGTCGCGGCCAAGGGGCTGACCGACGAGGCCCTGTACTACCAGATGGAGCCGCTGGTGCAGGAAATGGGCGGCCACCGCGTGGGCACGGCCATGATGTCGGCCTACTCCAACATCTACCAGGGCAAGACCACAAAGCGCTCAGCCCAGATGCTCGACCAATTTGGGCTGATCGCAGACCCTTCGAAGGTGAAGCACGACAAGGTCGGCCAGATCTCGCAGCTCGGTGTCGGCGCGCTCAAGGGCAGCGAGATCTTCCGGGAGAACCAGTTCCGCTGGATGGAAGAAATCCTGCTGCCCGCGCTCAAGGCCAAGGGCATCACGGAAAAGCAAGACGTGCTCGACGCCATGGGCGGTATGTTCAGCAATCGCACCGCCTCCAACCTGTTCGCGCAGATGTACCTGCAGCGCGATCAGATCCACAAGAACGCGAAGCTCAACGCCGGCGCCGATGGCATCGGCACGCTGTACGACCGCGCGCTGCAGACCACGTCCGGCGCCGAGCTCGAGCTTGCCGCACGGCGCAACGACCTCTACAAACAGTTCGGCGACAGCATCATGCCGGCCTACGTGGCGGCGCTGCAGCTCGCCACCGCTGCGATGAAGGGCCTCACGAACTGGATGGCCGCCAATCCTCGTCTCGCGCAGGTTCTGGCAACCGGTCTCGGCATCCTCGCAGTGACGCTCGTGGCGCTTGGCGGCATCCTGCTCGTGGTCGGGCCAGCGGTTCTCGGCTTCGTCACGATGCGCTTCGCCTTCGCCGCCATGGGCATTCAGGGCGGTGTGCTCGCACGAGTGCTGGGCCTGCTCGCCACGGGCTTCCGCCTGGCCGGCACCGCGCTGCTGTGGCTCGGTCGCGCGCTGCTGATGAATCCCATCGGGCTTGTCATCACGGCCATCGCTGTCGCGGCCTACCTGATCTACCGCTACTGGGGCCCGATCAGCACCTTCTTCGTCGATCTGTGGAATCGCGCGAAGGCGGCCTTCGATCAGTTCTGGCAGTACCTGGGCGGCTCGGTCCCTGCGGCCCTCACGACGGTGGGCGCGGCAATCCTCAACTGGTCACCGGCCGGCCTGTTCTACCAGGCCTTCGCCGAGACGATGCGATGGTTCGGTTTCGAGCTGCCGGCCAAGTTCACCGAGTTCGGCACCCAGATCATGTCGGGCCTGGCCAGCGGCATCACAGGCGCGCTCGGGCAGGTCCAGACCGCGATCTCGGGCGTGGCCGATTCAACCGTGGCATGGTTCAAGGAAAAGCTCGGCATCCGCAGCCCGAGCCGCGTCTTTATGCTGGCCGGCGGGGAGATCAGCAACGGCGCCGCGCTCGGCATCGCCAGCCGCGCGGGGTACGTGCGCCAGGCCGCGCTCGGTGTCGCAGCCGCTGCAGCCTCGGTTCTGCCGATGACCGCTGGCGCCGACAGCATGCCGTTGATCGACAACCGTGCGCCGATCAGCGCCAGCGCTGGCCAGTTCGCGCCGATGGCGCCCACGAAGTACGAGATCAACATTCATGCGGCGCCCGGCATGGACCCGCAGGCCATTGCCCGTGCTGTTTCCGCCGAGCTGGATCGCCGCGAGCGCACCAAGCGCGCGGCCGGCCGTTCTTCTCTGTCGGACATCGACTGATCGGAACCCACACCATGGACATGATGATGGCCTTGGGCCAGTTCGTTTTTTGCCTCGACACGCTGGCCTATCAGGAACTGCAGCGGCAGATGAAATGGCGCCATGCGAGCAACAGCCGCATCGGCGCGCGCGCTGCACGGCAGTTTCTGGGCGTGGGCGACGACACCTTCCAGCTGTCGGGCGTGCTCATGCCCGAGCTGACGGGCAGCACGCAGTCTCTCGACGAGCTGCGCGAGATGGGCAACCTCGGCGCCTCGTGGCCGCTGGTCGACGGCACGGGCATCGTGTATGGCCTGTACGTGATCGAGGGCCTTACGGAAACGAAGACCGTGTTCCTGTCCAACGGCGCTGCCCGTCGCATCGAGTTCCAGCTGCAACTCGAGCGCGTCGACGACGAGCAGACCGACTCCATCGGCGAAGACGACGGCAGCAGCGAGGACGTCGCTGCGTGACCATGGACCCGCAGGACCAACGCCCAGCCCATCCGGCCCCGACCTACCGCCTCAAGATCGGCGAGCGGGACATCACGCCCGCGATCGACGCGCGCCTCATCAGTTGCACGCTCACCGAATGCCGCGGCAACGAGGCCGACCAACTCGACCTCGTGCTGTCGGACCACGATGGCGCACTGGAGATCCCGCCCAAGGGCCGCGAGCTGCAGCTGGCGATCGGCTGGACCGGCACCGACCTGGTCGACAAGGGCACATTCATCGTTGACGAGGCCGAGCACAGCGGCGCACCCGATCAGATCTGCATCCGGGCCCGCAGCGCGGAGATGCATCAGTCTTTGCGCACTCGCGTTGAGCGCAGCTTCCATGGCGTCACGCTGGGCGAAATCGTGCGGCAGACGGCCGCCCGGCACCAACTGGTGGCACGCATCGATCCCGCCTTGGGCGCGCGACAGATCGAGCACATCGACCAGACCAACGAGAGCGACTTGAACTTCATCACTCGTCTGGCCAAGCTGCATGACGCGGTGGCGACGATCAAGCGCGGGCGCCTGCTGTTCCTGCCCATCGTCGGCACGACCACGTCGACGGGCGAGAGCCTGCCCGTGATCGAGGTTACGCGTGCCGATGGCGATCAGCACCGGTATCACACCAGTGACCGCGATGCCTACAGCGGCGTGCGGGCCTTCTGGCACGACCCCAAGCGCGCGAAGCGGCGTGGCGTGCTGGTGGGCGTGAGCGGCAATGCGAAACGGCTGAAGGACACGTTCGCGAACGAGGCCGATGCGCGCGCCGCCGCGCAGGCCGAGTGGCGCCGCCTGCAACGCGGGCTCGCGACCTTCGAGCTTACCCTGGCGCTCGGCCAGCCCATGCTGACGCCTCAAACGCCCGTGAAGGTCTCGGGCTGGAAGCCAGAGATCGACGACACGGACTGGCTGTCGATCAAAGTGCGGCACGCCATGACGCCGGACGGTGGCTTCATCACCCATGCAGAGATGGAAGTTGCTGGCACAGGAACCGACGAGCCCAGCAGCGTCGAAGATTCCGACTGATCACTACCGGCCCCGAGCGGAACTCGACATTGGGTAAAGCAGAGCGGTGAGCCTCTTCGAGCCTCTCGCATTTTCACCATCACCACCTCTCGGCAGCCCCCCCAACGGAAGACCGATGGAACAGGCCTTGATTCCTGCGCAAAGTTGCGGACCGGTAATAGTCGCCACAGGCGCAATAGGTCCGGCTGCATTGCGCGCCACGAAGCCACCCAAATTTCCGCGAAGAAACTCGGTCAAATTTGGAATCGTCATGGCATCGACAAATAGGCATTTGCTGAAGAACGTCTGTGGTGGCGCAGCCAAAAAATTGGCGTCCAAGGCGTTGTAGCTCGGCAGTACACAAAAACCATAGAAGGCAGTGTTGCACTTACCGAACGCAGCAGCTTGTAGCACCCCAAGTTGTATCGGATCGATGGCAATCTTCACGTCGCCATTTGCATAGAGGTACTTGAGGGCCTTGTACTGAATCAGGATGACCTTGTGGTTTTTAAGCTTCGCATCGTAGCCACGGGTTTTCTCTTCGGCCGGCGTTGGGCAGTAGAGCCAAGCCTTGGGCTGGGCCAATGCTTCAAGGATGAAGTGGTTCGAGAGATTCTCGACGCTGTGCTCAGAGGGAATTTTTGCGCCTAAGGGCATTTGTTCGCTTTCGAGAGTGTGCGGCAGGCACCTGGACGCACGGGAAGCGTCACGAAGCTATGTCATCGACGACGCGACACTTTATGGACTGGAACTACGAATCAGCCCGACCACTTCCGCAACGCGCTCCCGGAGATCAAGGATATCCAGGTTTGCCGCTTCGCTGCACACCGCCATTGCCACCGCAACTTTGTCAACTTTCTCCATCGTGGAACCGTCAGCTTTTTTAAATGGAAGAACATGCGAAAACTGGCCCGTCCTGATTCTCTTCTGGTAGCGTTCGGCATAGACCACTCTCAATGCCCTAGTCATGGCATCGTTCTCTACGTAGTTCTCAATTTCTCGCCCGTCGGTAATCCATCCAACTCCGCGATCACTGGCAAGCTCAGCCAGCAGCCTTTGCTTGGTGGAATTGATTGGATCGTCAGGTCCGTCCTTGTCGCTGTCCATCACGACGCATAGATTTCTGTTGAGTTGGCGCACCGCAATTAGGGCTTCCACGTCCTTTTGCCCTTCCTCGTCAGTCGCCGTCAGATGGCTGAGCAAGCGTCCACCATAAAACATAACCGAGTAGTCAATACCCTCTCTGAGATCGGGATCCAGCGCTTGAATCCAGTGGTTGATGTAGATCCGGTCCGACGGGCCTTCAACCCAAACAATGGCGTTAGATTGAAGCAAATCGGATGCTCGATACCCCAGATCTCGACAGATCTGAAATCGACTCGACGAAGTCAGCGCCGACGATACGATTGTTTGGCCGTCCTTGTTGGACACGTGGAACACCGCGGCCGGGGTGGCATCAATGATGCTGGCAGAATGGGTGGCTATGAAGTACTGGTTGGAAGTCCGATCCGCCAGATACTGCGCAAGGCGCCTTTGCAGCAACGGATGCAAGTGAATCTCTGGCTCTTCAATGCACACAATTTGCTGCTCCAAGAACGTGCAAGACGCAGCCAGAAGCACAACCTCGTGAATCCCAGTTCCCAGTGCGCTCAATGGGAGCAGCTTGTTGTCCATTAGGACGAGGATGTGCTTTCGATCATGTGGAATTCGGATCTCTGCAGTGTCGTTGTCCGTGACCGCCCGGACAAACTCGTTGATCGAGTTGAACCTCACTCTCTTGAACTGCTCGTCGTAGTCTGGATCTTGGTGTCTGCCGAGTTCTTCGATGAGACCGCGTCCAGACCAGTCAGAAAAGGCCTGCCCCCGCTCTGAAACCGCGCGAATTGCCGGCACCATCGCCACAGAGGGAATTGAAACTGGCAGATGCGTTAGGAGTCGCTCAATCGTTTGTGGTACCCAGGTCTCTGGACCACCTCCTTGCATTCCGACTAATGCACTCCACAACTGCTGCACAGCTCGCGCTCCAATGTCACCAGCGAGCTTGTGCACATCGCGCTTCACCGGTTTGATTTCGGTGAGTGGGTAAGGAGAGTTGTCAGCTCGCTTGAACCAATACATGTCATCTTTGCTAAAGCTGGCAAGTAATTGCAGTCCAACCTGAACGAGTTCCTTGTTCCTTGGAAACAGTTGATCCAGCGCGCCTTCGACCTGAGAGGACACAAGGCCAATACCCATAGTCATTTCACCTTGGGGATTGGACACGTTCTTGTATAACTGGTCGACGGGTGGGGGACTCCCTTGCCTTGTCGACCTCTCAGATACGTGCGGCTTCAGATGCTGAGCGATGTAGTTCAACACCGTGGATTTGCCAACGTTGTTGGGGCCGATAAAAAAGTTGAACTTTTGAAACGGTCCCACATACGCCACGGCGTCTCCAACGCCTCGGTAGTTCGCCAAGGCAATTCCGTGTAGATATGTAGATTCGGGCAAAACTCTCTCCTCCGGTCTTTTCGCGCTTCGACATGACTGGCTCAACGCAAGGCTCTTAATCAACCGCGAAAAGTCCTGCAGTCGCAGAGTTCATAGATGGCTTGAGCTTCCTGCGGCAGTTCAAGCCCGTCACTATTAACACTCCAACGGAGCAGCACCCACAACAGCTGAGACCAAATCGGTCGCCGGCTACCCGGTCTTCTGTTTCGCGAGCGAAGAAAGCACCCTCCGGGCAGCCGCCCTGCCCTCTTCATCCGCGTGCTGGTAGTTGTCGACGAGCGCGCGCTCCTCGGCGCTCAGTGAACTTCCGTCATTCGAGGGTGTGCGCGTTCCGGTAAGGACATAGAGGAGGTCCACACCGTGCTGCCCCACTGCCGCGAGGAATTCGGTGCCTGGCGCTGCGATACCACGTTCCCAGTCTTGCAGGGTGCGCGTCTTCGTGCCGCCCAACGCAGCGAAATCGGGTTGCTTTAGCTTCAGCCGCTCTCGCTCTTCAGCCAACCTCGACCCCATTAACGAACGGATTTCCGTGTTCATTTATTGAAATGCACGGAATTCCGTGCTATCTTCTGCTCACTGTGCAATTTTCTGTCTCTTGAGCATACACACCGCCGCCCCATGAAGACCGCTAGAAATTCCGTGCGTCGCGTCCCGAACGGTGCTGTCAGCGACAAGCCCATCGCCGTCCGACTGCACCCCGAAGAGCTGGAGCGTTTCAAAAGCCGCGCCGCGCGCGAGCAGCGGTCGATGGCCTCCGTCCTGCGCCTTGCAGCACTGCGCGGCCTGGACGAGTGCGACCGCACCAACACGCTGCTCGCGTCCTGATCTTTCCCTGCACCACCCCTCGGAAGGCTCCACCCATGTACCCCGATCCCAAGCGCGTGCGTTCCAACCGCTACACGATCCGTCTCGATGACTACGAGGACGGTCTCGTGCAAGCGATGGCGGACTACCAAGGCGAGCAACTCGCAACGCTGTTGCGCGAACTGGCCCTTCGTGAAGCGCGGCAGGTACTGGGTTTGGTCCATGAGCCAAGTCTCGACCGGCGCGCGGCCTGACGCAAGGCCGCAAACAGCCGCTTCCCGGCGCAGAAAGAGCAGCCGAAAAGATGCCCGAGCACACCATCACCTTCACCGACGAAGACCACGCGCTCATCGAGCGCGTACAGCTCGAGCGCGGGTTCCCCTCGTTTGAATCCGCAGCAGAGTGGCTGGTGAAGGCACGGCTTCGTCGCGCTGCGCGTGCGACCACCGGACGCGGACGGGCCCTTTACCTAGTTGACAGGCGACCCACGCCTGCGGAGCCGCGATGAGACTGCGCTGCCCCCATTGCGATCACCTCGGGTCGATCCGGACCACGAAGGTGATGACCGCGACCGTATCGCAGCACTACGTGGTCTGCAGCAACTTCGAATGCGGACACACCTGGCGCGCGACCACCGAGGCCGACATGACGATCTCGCCATCGGCCACGCCGGCCGCTTCCGTCCACCTGCCCCTCGCATCGCACATGCGCCGCGACGTGTTGGCCCAGCAGATCCGCTCGGGCAGCACCGCCGAGCACACGCCCCTCATGACGCCGCCGGAGACGCGTGATCTCTTCGCGCCGGCCAGCGTCGACGGGCCCTCATAGCGCCCAGAGCACTCGCTCGATCCCCCTTCACCCAACCCCTGCGGTGCCTGTTCGGAGGCCCTGCGGGACGTGCTCACCCCGGAGGTTTTCACATGAACGACTCAGCACCCGCCTACTTCGCACCGCGCCCCGCGCAAGTGCCCCTCGAGCCGCGGTACGCCAGGCAACGCCGCTTCGGTGCGGACTCCTACGACGCGTTCGCCGGCACGGCATCAGCCGACCTGCGACACGAGGAGGAATGCAGCCCGCCGATGGGCGAGGCGACGGTGTACCGCGACGGCAAGGAGGATCTCGCCCAGCTTCGGATCGACATCGGTTCCGGCACCGAGCTGCGTGCCATCTTGAAGCTCCATGCCAGGGGATTGCGCGATCTCGCCGCCCGCCTCCTCGACGCCGCACACGACATCGAATCCAACCCCGCAGCCGTCCTGGCCGAGGTGGCCGACGCGGCGGGTGGCGCACGATGAGTACCCGGCTCCTCGATCAAGGCGGCAATCACTGGGTCGCCCACGGCCACGCCATCTGCCACAAGCAGAACGGCAACCCCAATGCAACGCCTGGTGTCGGCATCGACGTCTACTCGTATCACAGCGCAGGCGGCACCAACAAGAGCCATCGCCCGTTCGTGCTGCTGGTCGTCGGGGCCGGCCTCAACGCTGGCATCTTGCCCCTGCACATCACGCCGGACGATGCTCGCGCGCTCGCTACCTCGCTGAACCGCGCCGCAGCCACAGCTGACGCCGCAGATGCAGCGGTACAGGCTCGCCGCAGCGGGGCACCCGCCTGATGCGCTCGCACCTCGCCCGCCCCCTGCAGCCGCGTCCGCTGATCGCCGCCGTGCTGCCCCTGCTGCCCGCCCTCGTGGTGGTGGTGATCGCCGTCTTGCTTGGCCGCGCGCTCGCGCTGGCCGGGCTGATCTGAGGGCTTCATGAGCGGAGACCTCCTCACCGAAATTGCCGAGGCGCTGGAGAACGACTACGAGTTCAAGCGCACGACGGACGGTCGGTTCTTGCAGAAGGGCGTTTGCCCGACCTGCGGAAAGAAGTCGATGTGGACCTACGCAGCCAGCCCGTGGGTGGTCCGCTGCGACCGGCTCAACAACTGCGGCTACGAAGCCCACGCGAAAGACCTCTACCCGGATTTCTTCAACTCTTGGACCGAGCGGTACCAGAAGCCCGAGCAGGCCAAACCGCCCGAGCAGCAGAACCCCACCGCGGCGGCCGACGCCTATCTCCGCGAAGGTCGAGGCTTCGACCTGTCGCTGATCAAGGGCACCTACACGCAAGAGCACTACTACGACGCTCGCGCTGATCAAGGGCGCGGCGCCGGCACAGGCACCGTGCGCTTCCAGCTCACAAACACATGGTGGGAGCGCTTCTTCGATCGCCCCCATCGCTTCGGCAAAAAGAAAGCGAACTTCAAAGCCGGCGGCAGCTATGCGGGTACCTGGTGGGCCATGCCGGGTCTGTCCTTCGTCGCGCCGACGCCGGTCACGGCCGAGACCGCACTCGCCCAGGCGATGCAGGCCGCCTCCCCTGCCGGCCCTGCGCGACCTTCCAGCCCGCCTCCCGAGGAGCTGTGGCTCGTCGAAGGCATCTTCGACGCCATCGCCCTTGCGCACCACGGCATTGCGGCCGTCGCGGTGCTCAGCTGCAACAACTACCCCGAGAAGGCGCTGGCCGAACTGAAGGCCATCGTCGACGGGCAGAACGGCGTGGTAGAGATGCCTCGGCTCGTGTGGGCCTTCGATGCTGACAAGGCCGGGCAGGACTTCACGCTGAAGTACGTCAAGCGGGCACGCGAGGCCGGCTGGATCTGCTCGGCGGCGCAGATCCAGCAGCGCGGCAAGGCAAAGATCGACTGGAACGATCTGCACCAACGCGGCCGACTTGAGGAAAAGCACCTCGACGACTACCGCTACTACGGCGCGCTGCTGCTGGCCGCTACGCCGCAGGACAAGGCTCTGCTGATCTACAACCGCACCAGCAAGACCAGCTTCGACTTCGATCACGGCAATCGCCTGTACTGGTTCAAGCTCGACCTCGACCGCTACGGCAAGGCCGAGGACCGCATCAAAGAAGCCATCGCCGAGGGCCATACCAAGCCATTGAGCGACGAAGACCTGCGCACGCAGGCACTGAAGGAGTCGGGCATTCTGCAGCCCATCGCCAATTGCAAGCCGCAGGCGCTGTACTACCAGAAGAACGAGATCACCGGCGACGCCTGGTATTACTTCCGCGTCACGTTTCCGCACGACGGCCCCGAGATCAAGGGCACCTTTACCGCCGGCCAGCTGACCACCGGCAGCGAGTTCAAGAAGCAGCTGCTGCACATGGCGGCGGGCGCGATCTTCAGCGGCAGCAGCCAGCAGCTCGAAGTGATGATGCAGCGCCAGCTGGACAACATCAAGATCGTCCAGACGGTCGACTTCATCGGCTACAGCGCCTCCCACAAGACCTACCTGCTCGGCAAGGTGGCCGTGCGCGAAGGTGCCATTCACGAGGCCAACAAAGAGGACTACTTCGACTTCGAAAAGCTGTCGATCAAGACGCTGCAGAAGTCGATTCACCTGCACGTCAACACTGATCGCCAAGGGTACGAACGCGATTGGCAGAAGCACCTGTGGTCGGCCTTCGGCGCGAAGGGCTACATTGCCCTCGCCTATTGGTTTGGGAGCCTGTTCGCCGAGCAGGTGCGCGCCGAGCAGCAGAGCTTTCCGTTCCTCGAAATCGTCGGCGAGCCAGGCTCCGGCAAGACCACGCTGATCCAGTTCCTCTGGAAGCTATTTGGCCGTGATTACGAGGGCTTCGACCCGTCGAAGTCCACATCGGCGGGCCGACTGCGCACGTTCACGCAGGTCAGCAACTTGCCCATCGTGCTGATCGAGTCCGACCGGGAAACGAAGACCGGCAACCAGTCGCACGTGAAGAGCTTCGACTGGGACGAACTCAAGGACGCCTACAACGGCAACAGCATCCGCACCACGGGCGTGAAGACCGGTGGCAACGAGACCTACGACCCGCCGTTTCGCGCGTCCATCGTCATCAGCCAGAACAACCAGGTGCAGGCCTCGCAGGCCATCATGGAGCGGATCTGCCACATGACCTTCGACACCCGGGGGTTCACGCCGGCAAGCTACGAGAGCGCCAAGGCGCTGGAGAAGATCGAGATCGAACAGGTCAGCGGCTTCATCCTCGCCGCGCTGAAGCGCGAAGCGGAGGTGATGGAGACCGTTGCGGCCGATCACGACCACAACATCAAGTTCTTGCTCGCGCAGGACGGCATCCACAAGCCGCGCATCGCAAAGAACCACGCGCAGCTGCTCGCCATGGCGAAGGCGCTGCGCAGCGTCGTGACGATCTCCGACGAGCAGTTCTCGCTCGTGCAGGCGCAGGTCGTCGCGATGGCGCGCGAGCGACAGCAGGCGATCAATGCCGACCACCCGCTGGTTCACGAGTTCTGGGAAGCCTTCGACTACCTCGATGCGCTCGGCTACACGACCATCAAGGGCGAGCACTTCGACCGGCCACTGCTCAACCACAGCCGGGACGACAAGCTGCTCGCGGTGAACCTGAACGAGTTCGTCGAGAAGGCCAACGCGCACCGCCAGCAGATCCCTCTGCTGGCCGAACTGAAGAAGGTGCTGCGCACCAGCAAGACCCGCCGCTTCATCGAAATCAAGTCGGTGAACAGCGCCATCCGGACCACCAGCAACGCCGATGCCCCCGACACCCCGAAGACCGTGCATTGCTGGGTCTTCGAGCGTCCGGGGCGCGGTGCTTGACCCATGAAGCCCAACCCCATGCACGTCACCCGCTCTCAGCCCTTCCGCTGCCACTACCGCCACGCCGTGCCCGGCCAGGCGCCCATCGCCCTCTTCATCCAACTGCGAGCCCGGGACGCAGATGCCGCCAGGCAGCTCGCGGAGAGCGCACTGGGCCGCCTGGTCGACCGCGTTGAGCCCGCCCCCTTCCCGTCTTCATCCACCAACCTTGCAAAGGAGGTCTGACCATGCACGCGTATCTCGTGAAGGTCATCGACGCCGCCGGCGTCTTTTACGGCTACACCCAGCTCGCCATTTCGTGCGCCGCAGCCGAAGGCATTGCCTTCGAACGCTTCGGCGACGTGCGGCTGCTCAGCGTGCGGAGGTCCGCATGAACGGCGCCCGCAAGACCATGCCGACGCGCAGCATCTACGCGCCCAGCTTCAAGTACCGGGACTCGGCACACACCGACATCCGCGAGACGTTCAAGGCCGCGCGCCGCGCGCTGGCCCGAGAAGCGCAGCGCAAGGCCGAAGAGCGCCAGCAGAGCCTTGAGCTCGACAACGTGGTGACCATGCCCGCGCGAGGCGTCAAGTGATGGCGTTGGACCTCGCAGAGGCAGCGCTCGTGCACTCAGTCGAAGCGGGATTCGTGCCGCATCCGTGCGTCCGGCTCGGCAGGCTTCCCGTGCCTGAATTCGTCACGCCGTTCCGGGCCTGCGAACTGTGCTCGCACGCCACGGTGCGCGCCGGCCGCCTGCTGTGCGACAGCCCGGCCGTGCGTCTGACCGGCCACCCCGAAGCGCTGGACGTGGCTCGCGCCGCGACCGGCAGTTGCGGCCCGAATGCCAGGCATCTCGACATGCCGGGCTGGCACTGACGACGGCGAGGCGACATGGCCCACGAGATCGAGCCCATCGACCAGCTGCTGCGCGAGGCCTGCGCACGCATGGCGGCGCGCTTTCGCTGGGCCGACGACTTCGACGCCGTGATGAAGGACCGCGTGCGCAGCCGCATGGTGCGCCTGGCGGCTCGGCACCCCTCGGCCGCCGGCGTAATGCCCGCGCGTGCGCCGCGCGCGCCGGCCTGTCGCCCCACCCAACAGCCCAGCACCGGCCTCCCCCCTTTTGACCACAAGCGCGCCGCCTCGGGCGAGCGCGACGACGACTGACTCCCCTGAAAGAAGAACCATGAACCGTGTCTACATCGAATCGCCGCGCCCTTGCGGCAAGACCACCCACCGCGGCGTCACCGTGGTCGCCTTCACTGGAAAAACCGGCGCAGGCAAGGATAGCGCCGCCGCTGTCCTGCACAACCACTGCCAGTTCGACACTATCGCCTTTGCCGATGCACTGCGACGCGAGATCGCCGCAGCATGGCGTATCGACGAACGGATGCTGAGCCACCGGCCGACGAAGGAATGGTCGATCCCAGCGCTTGCCGTGGGCATGTGCAGTGAACCGGCCTTCATCAGTTGGTGCTTCGATGCTGGCGAGAGCATTCACGAGCCACGCAGTCCGCGCTGGATGATGCAGCATTGGGCAGACTTCCAACGGCGCTACCGCCCGTCCTACTACGCCGACATCGTCATCCGCTGGATCAGCCGACAGGCCTCGGTGGGCTTTCGCCGGTTTGCGATCACGGACCTGCGCGACCCCCAGGAAGAAACGGCGCTGCGCGCGCTCGGCGTGCAACTGAGCAAGGTGCGCGTCATCGGCCCGTACACGTCCACGCTCAGCGACGACACAGTAAACCACAACAGCGAGCGGCACCAGATCGTGGCCGACTACGAGCTGATGAATGATGGAAGTCTCGAAGCCCTGCACGACTGCGTGCTAGCGCTTCCACCCGTGCGCTGCCTGACAGATGAAGGCCGCACCGAGTTCACGCGCGAGATGCTGACCGGCACGTCCAGTGCCGAGGCCAACCCGCTCGACGCGCTGGTCAGGCAGTACCGCGAGCGATGCGAAGCGTATGACTGCACTGTTTGCACTGGCCCGATGGGCAGGGACGGCATCTTGCCAGCCACGGAACACGAGCGCGGCCTGATCACGCTCAATGCGCGGATGGTCCGCGCCGAGATTCTTGCGCGTCACAACATTGGCCCGGCCGCCTTCAGCGCCGCCCTACAAGCCTTCGACCAGCGGAGGGCCTGACCGTGGACAAACCCTTCGTCAACCAACTGCAGCGGGAGCTCACACGTTGATTGCTGCGCTCATGCCACAACAAGGAAGTTCGTC